ATTCACGTAAATAACTTGTTTTTTTATATTGTAGCATAATAAATTATTCGAAGGTGCAACACTACACTGTTTAATGGGTGTAAAAGTATTTAATTTATCTTTTATAATATTTACTATTTTCCTTTTATTTATAGAACCGCTTATGATAAATAAGAATTTTCGTGAAGCAATAAGTTGATTTGAAAAATCCTTAAGTATTTTAATAGTATATTTTGATAGATTTTTTCGTTGAAGAGTCAGATTATTGCCATTCTGTAGTCCATAATTTGTAAAAATAGTTTGTGATATTACCCTATTTAATTTATGATTTGGGTCATTCATTAAAATTGCTAATTCATTATGTATTGCATTTATTTCTCTCTCTAACAATTTTTCTGTAAAATAAGGATCCAATATTATAGATAATATATATTCTATAAGAATCTCTGTAAATTTATCTAATCCGTTAATCCAAAATGAAGTAGACATATCTGATGTAGATGCATTAGAAAGTGTACCGTATTTTTCTAAATATGAACTACAAGGTATTTTGCATTTTTTCCACGCCTCTGTTAAAACATGTTCTAACATATGCGAGATACCAAGATTTTCTTTATTCTCTAAGTAATATCCCCCAAAAATTTTACATTTAACTTCTATTGTACCACATTTTACCGGTAAGAAAAGAAAGTTATAACCACAAATAGTGGTTATATTTGGTGGATGTTTATAAAATGATACAGAACCATATTTTTTATATGTTTTTCTATTATTTTTTGATGTTCTTACCTTTTTACTTTTCATAATATATACATTATGATAAGTAAATAAAATTGATTAGTTTTTAAAGAATAGAATTTTATATTAGATAAATATAAAATGATAAATACATATAAAATTAGCGATAAAGTTATTATTGATTATCATAAACAAAAGTATAAAAGAGAGATAATTAATATAAATAAAGTTACATTAGAATATGAAGTAGATTTACACGTAGGATTAATGTGCGGTAATAATCGTTTTATTTCACAAGATAATATTGTTTGCATAGCAACAAACGAACATCGAGATTATGTTCTGTAAAACCTATATAAAGTGTAATCATGTGTATATAGTGTAAGAATATGTTGGACCCTAAATATAAAAAAGATGATATTGTTATTATTAATCAATTCGGAGTTCTAAAAAAACGACATATTTATGGAGAAACGCCAAGTCTAATTAAAAAAGGCGAAACGTCATATTATTTATATCATATTGATTATGGGTTGGGACTTACCAGCGAAGGTTGTGTTACTGAGGGAGATATTATATGCATTGCAAATGAATCACATAAAAATATTGCTCTATGAGTTTTTCTTTATTGTAAGTTTTTTTTTACTTTTTTTAATACGTTTGCGTGTATTTTTAAATGAAATGAAACGCGGTTTTTTTTTACATTTAAATGTTGAAATACTTAACTCTTTTTTATTTATTACGCTATTTTTACAAATTGAAACTGCACGCATTTTAACAGATTTATTAGATATTTTTGTTTTAGATGGTGAAACTTTTTTAATACATCTACATAATTTTGTTGCTAAGATGTCTTCTGCAGTATCTTTTATTTTTTTTGATTTTAAATTTTTATAAGGAATACTATAATATTGTAATATACTTTTATAGTCTTGCAAAGTTAAATCCATGATATATATTTTAAATATAATAAAATATAATAAAATTTATTATATGTATTAAAATATATTCTAAAGAATATCTATGACTAATCCCAAAAGAATAGTTGTATTTGATTTAGATGAAACTTTGGGGAACTTTGTTGAATTAGGTATGTTTTGTGACGCCTTAGAAAATAATAATGGTATGGAAATAAATAGTGATGAATTTAATGAATTAATAGATTTATTTCCTGAGTTTTTACGACCAAATATTATAAGTATATTAGATTTTCTTGTCAAAAAAAAGAAATCAAATAAATGTGAAAAGATTATGATTTATACGAATAATAGAGGACCTAAACTCTGGACAAAACGCATTGCCGGATATTTTAATCAAAAACTTAATACAAAGGTTTTCGATGATATTATTGCAGCGTTTAAAATAAGAGGAAAAATAATAGAAATATGTAGGACTAGTCACGAGAAGAGTGTTGACGATTTAATAAGATGTACTCGTATACCTAGAAATACGCAGATATGCTTTTTGGATGATCAAATACACCCTCTTATGGAAGATGATAATGTATTTTACATAAATGTAAAACCTTATACATATAGTTTTTCATTTGAAACTATGGCAGAAAGATACTATGACAAATATTATGATAAATATTATGATAAATACTCTCTTAATCGTAAATTAACTAAAGATGAATTTATACATAACATTACATCTTATATGAAAAGATATAATTATATTGTAACCAAAAAGTCTAAGGTTGAAACTGATGTAGATATGGTTATCGGTAAAAAAATTATTAGTCATCTAGAAATTTTCTTTAAAGATAATATTAAAAAGAGAAAAACTAAAAAAAAACGGAAAATCAATCTAAAAAGTATTCCAAAACAACAAACAAGAAAATTATTCATTTGAAAATAAATGTATATTATTAGTAGTATTAATAACAGGGTCAATAATATGATTTTTTGTATATTTTTTTGCTATTTTAACTGCCCCCGTTGTTAATAAAAGAAATATTCCTGCAGAATATGCTATCTCTCTTTCATATTCAGTGTTTTCTTTTGTGTGTTTTATATGTTTAGATGTCCACGGATTAAATCGAATAATCAAAAATAAACTTATATAGTATATAATAAAATCATTTAATAATGATAAATATTGCGGAGATATTGCTATTACGCCGGTAAATGCTGCAAAAAATAAAAAATAAGATATATACATACCATAAACATAAATATTTTTATGCGTTTTATTATTAACTATGTAATTTATTGATAATTTATTTGAAAAATTCATAATATACCTATATATTCATTATATAATATTTATATATTATATAAATGAAAAAAACTAGAAATGCACGTAGAAAATATAACCGGCGGCAAAAAAGAAGAACAAGGGTAAATAAAATGCATAATATGCATGATATTGGAAGAGGTCGACTAAGAAATTTATTGGCTGCTGCTGCTGTCGGTGCTACTTTAGCCAACCCGCATATTGACGGGCGGCAGCGACTTCTTTCACCTGATATGTATATGCCTAAGCGTGTTCCAGTGCGGAATATGGATGAACGTTCGAGTATAGGAAATGCTTATGCTCCGCAAAATTTGATGAATACTCTTGCTACAAAAGGCGCGTTATGGGGAGCGGCACTGGCGGCAACATTGGCGCACGACAAATTGAAGCACTTCGACCCCGTCGCCGCTTCGGAAGCGCTCATGGTTGAACCGGGGTGGGCTGTTCGTGCTGATGCGGCGAGTGCATGGGATGCTGGTAAAATTTCGCCGGCATATCATTATTATTAGACTTATTAATATTAATAAAAATCTAATGCTCTTGCACTAGAATCAGTCGCATTCACAAAACGAGGCATCCAAAAATATGGAAGACTACTTGCCGTATGCGGATAATACGTATCATATAAATATCTATAATATTGCTGTTCCTTTGTTATTGGAATATTATATTTACTCATACTATTTATTGTTTTTGGTTGTAAATTAATTATTTTAACCTTTTCCTCAATTATTTTAAACCATGTCCCATCATTGCCACTAACACCGTCGCTAAACGCTTCTTTAGTTCTCCATATAATATCAAATGGCAATAATGTAGGTTCATTTATAGTAAACGCCTGACGCAATAAATACTTCTCACACCTTTTTGATATATTTTTACCTTTATCTATTGACATAGGATTTCTTATTGAAATAGGAATACTTAAATAATAATCTATAAAATCGCGGTCTAAAAATGGCGTTCTTGGTTCTAATCCATTAGATGAAATACTTTTATCTGACCGCAATACATCAAAATAACTAATATTTTTTAATAATCGTCTACATTCGCGATCAAATTCTAAATCATTAGGAGATTTTAAAAAATATAAGTATCCGCCTGTTAACTCATCGCTACCATCTCCATTAAATATAACTTTTGCTTGACTATTTTTTGCAATATATTTCCCTATCATATAGTTTCCCACTGACGCCCGAACTGTTGTTGTGTCATAACTCTCTATTGCTAAGATTGTTTCGGGTATAGAAGAAAAGAACTCTTCTTTTGTTAAAACAATCTCCGTATGCTTGGTACCTAAATATGTTGCAACCTGTTTTGCACATCTCAAATCTTCAGAACCTTTCATACCAATACTATATGTTTCTAATACACCATCATAGTATTTATTTACTAGTGCAGTTATTAAACTACTATCTAAACCACCTGAAAGTAAACATGCGATTGGTCTATCACTTGTCCCAATAACACGTTTTTTTACCGCACTATTAAGCGAATGACATATCATACGCTGCGCCCGTTCGTCTTCTTCTCTGTTATATTTTGAGATTATTCTATGACTATGTAGAGGAATATGAAATTTAGTTGGTGAAGTAAGCGTCGCCCACGATGAATGTGACTTAAATGCACAATTTAATGACATGTATGTACCTGGTTCAAATTGCTTAATATAATAAGGATTTTCGCTTATTGGTGTGGATAAACTAGTAGTAGATATATTATTATTTACACCATAGGTTAGAAGTTGATTATTTGCATTTAATAGACTACTTAATACCTTTAGTTCAGAGGCGAATCCCAATATATTTTCGAGGGTTAATCTAGTATTTGTCTGTATTTCATTTTGTATTTTATTATAATCGCCGTTTGGTTCAAGTACATATAATGGACGTACGCCGTAAGGATCCCTTGCGACATAAATAACCGGTTCTAATTGAGATTCATTATAATCATAAAGAATAAATGAATATACACCATCTAATAATCGTAAAGTATGTTCGATACCATATATTCTATATAAATGAATAATAATCTCGCAATCTGAATTCGTTGAAGGCGTAACATTAATATGTGCAAAAAGTTCTTTATAATTGTAAATTTCTCCATTACAAATTAATTTATAGGAACCAATTGTTATTGGTTGATTAGATTTACTATTTAATCCATTTATTGCTAATCTATGAAACCCAAATAATAGTTTATTATCACATCTCTCTATTATACTATTCTCCGGACCTCTTCTAACCCCTTTAACAAACGCTTCATTGATTTCTTCGTTAGTAAAAGTGTGCCCGTTATTTAAAAGCGCAAATATACCACACATTAAATATTTATATAATTTATAAATATATGTTTAGGTATTTTACATAATATTATGTAAATAAATACAATATTATGTAAATATATATTATATATGGCACTGAATCATAATAATAGCGGAAATAGTGATAAAATGCACGGTGTAATAAATGGGGTGTATTATTGTAATAATAATAGGGTAGATGCTCTTAATAATAGAATTTTCGAGAGAAATATTCCTTCTTCACAATTGCAAGCGCAATTTGGAATGCGCCCTGTTTCTAGCAAATACGCAATTATGCCTATCTATGATAGGCGACCTGTACCACAAGAAAAAATTATTAAACAACCAAGCTATAATATTAATAAAACATTTAATCCAGGTACCGGAACTGCACCATGGAGTGGGTTTGCCGGACATATAAACGACGAATCTAGACTAAGGCGTCAATTCTTTGCTCTTCAGAATTGTGATCAACCAGACTTTGTTCCATCAACAAATAGTGATATGTATGTAAATGAAGTTAAGGGAACTAAAGAAATACAACCTTTTCCCGATTTATTTAAACAACAACAGTTCCAAGAATTTAATCCAAATATATGTAATTTAGGAAATAATATGTTTGATAATTGCACTAGAGTTCAAATTAAAAATTTGTAAGAGTAGTATAGTATATGAATGTTAAATTATCTAATAAAATGGATGATGTAACTCTCGCTTATTTAACAAAACCGTCTTATCAAAATAATATACAAATACATAATATTAATAATAAAGAGGGAATTATTACAAAAGATGATAAAAAGTTTTATAAAAAACGAATATTATCGATTACGAAGGAGTTATTTTATAAAACAAACTATCCCCAGAGTATAAAAATTTTACATAATAGTTATATCTCTCAAATAGTAGAATATTTTCAAATTTGTGATAAAGAAGATATCTTTCAAGAAGAGTATGATGGTATGGAAGATACTGACGGGTTACCTAATATAGACGATGACCTTTCTATAGATGATGCAAATAAAGGGTTATTTAATAATATTCCTAAGGAAAATAAAATAGATGATTTTGTAACTATCAAACAAATAAATATTACACCACTCCATATTCCTAAACAAAAAAAGATTGATTTAAAAACTCCTGAATTTAAAATGAAAGGGGTCAAACAAAAAAATAAAAAAACATAATATATTTATTTAGCAAGTTTATATATTATGAGTAATTTTAAAGAAATGGTATGTAGTCATTCTGTAAAAGATAAAAGAAAAACCTGTTATAGCAATGAATCTCTTAATAAACTTTCAGAATATTGGAATAAAAGACATCCTGATAAAAAAATTACAGAAATAACCCCTATTAAAATATGGGAAAAATTAAAAATAAATATGAACAGCGTGTGTGATACAGAAAAATGTTGGTTGAACCAACAGTTTATTAAAAATAATTTAGATAAAGAACTAACACAATACACATTTGCACCACAAGCGCCTGAAAAATGGAAAGCAAATCCAAATGAATGGTTAAATAGTCTTGATATTGAAAATGTAATGAAACAATATGAACGTAAATATCCAAATTTTGTTTTTATTGGACCATCGCCTATAGATTTTGATAAACACCTTTTATATGGTGAGTGTGTATGGGATGAATTATGTAAATTCCAATTAAGAAAACATATTAGTAATGGTAAAAATAAAGTCGGAATTATATTTAACTTGGACCCGCACTATAAAGATGGTTCTCATTGGATATCAACATTTATAGATATTAAAAATAAATATATCTTTTTTTTCGATAGTACAGGCGAAAAATGTCCCAAACAAGTAAAAGCGCTAATTAAAAGAATCACAGAACAGGGAAAATTACTTAATATTATATTTCAGTATTATGAAAATAAAAAAGAACATCAATTAAAAGATACTGAATGCGGTGTGTATAGTTTGTATCTTTTAACACAACTTTTATCAGAACAAAAAAAGGTAGAGGATTTTACTAGTAAACGAATTGCCGATAAAGAAATGGAAGGTTTCAGGAAAATATTTTTTAATTTATAATAATTTATAATAATTTATAATAATTTATAATAATTTATAATAATTTAAATATATTTAAGATTATGTATTATGTCACTAACAGAGAATTTTAGTTCGGCAGAAAATAAAAGTGTTATATGGAGTTTTATGCAGAAAAATAATTTTTTTGATGATATTCCTGATGATAAAAGCGCAATTGTTCAGGAAAAATTTGAAATGAACATTAAAGAATATTGTAGGTCATTTGAGTCGAATGATACATTAGTTAGTTTAAATAAAAAGACATTAAAATCAATGCACGATTATCTTAAAGGTATACAAAATAAACGAGTTAGATTTTCTGGTGAAAGAAATTTTGCTGCTGACAAAAATGTAACTACAATAGAGGAGGAAGTGCAAAAAAGACAAGAAGAGTTTAATACTAGACTCAGTGGAAGACAAAAAGAGTTTGATGAAATGATCTCAAAAAAAATACCAGAAGAACCTAATTTTAGCGATGATATTAGAGAAATACAGATTAAAAATATGGAAGAGCATATTGAAAAAACGGTAAGTCAGCGCGATAATGAACTAAATAATATTTTTAATCAAAATAATTCTATTATGAATACCAGAATGTTGAATAATGTAAATAGACCTAAGTTAAATATAGTAGAAAATTGCACTATCAAAGAAGAAGATATACATCATGTTAAGATTCAAAATATCCCTAATGCCGAATTAACGGAAATTAAAGAAACAATTGGTCAAATTCAAAAAGATCAAAAAACTATATTAAAAATGCTTGAAACAATTAAAATAGTTTAAATTATAACGGACGATATATATAAACCGGTTTTTTACCAGATTTATCTATATCTATTTTCCCCACTTGCTCGATCTCACCTTTCATATATTTTTGTAGATCATACACATTTCTGGTTTCCTTATTATATGCATATGATTTACCATCATGAACCCATTTCACTGCCTTCCATTTTATTTTAGTTTTATTTAATTTCGCAACTGTGTCTTTCTCCTCTGCAGAAATAGACGGTTGGTATGCAAACTTATTTGGATCATTAGAACCAAATGAAAAACATTTTAATTTCTCTCCACCTTCCTTAGAATGAATGATACAATCTATACTCGCCTCTTTCACTGCTGTTAATATTTGATCTGTAACTTCCTCCTTTATATTTGCTATTTCATATAGAGCCTCATCGCTAGTTAATGGGGTGCCATCTCGTTTACTTTTATCTTTTAACCTTAGAGTAACCGCATCATCGCTCTCCAATTGTTCATCTGTAAATGCCATTAAATATAAGAATACATCTACTGTCTGCAATTCTTTAGGTAAATCTTTATGACTGCATATACGTCTCGCTCTACCTATTACTTGTTCTATACGCACCGGGTGCCAGTAAGGTTCTGTTATATGTACATATCTTACATTTTTTAATGAAATACCCTCGGCACCCGATGAAGTTATCATAAGTATTTTAATAATCTCGCCAAAGTTATTGTTACTAGAAATTTTCTCTAATTGCTCTTTAATATGAGGTGGAATGAATTTCCACATACCATTAAAAATATTTCTTAATAACTCTTTTTCTTCGGGTGTCTCAGTGCCAGTATATAATGCAAAAAGTGGTTTGCCGCGATCTTCTTCGTCAATATCTATATCCCAAGACTCGCCCATGCGTTTTAGTTTAAATCTTGCAAATCCGTTATGTTCTAATACTAATTGCAATATACCAATGCCTTCAAGAGTTCTGAACTGACTATAAATAAGATGAAGACCTCTATGCTCGGGATTTTGCAAATTTTGCAACATATTAAGAAACTTTGGACTATATGTCTGTAATCCTTCTGGTGAAAGATATTTTTCTGCACCCTTTTTTAATTTATCCAGAGATTCGGCAATTTGTTGTGTATATGTTTTTGTTTGCATATCATCATCTTCACCTAACTCATCCGCATCGTATTTGCCGTCGATGTCATGTAATTTTTCTTGTACTGTTTTTGCATCTAATAAATCTTCGTTAGCAGTTGTCTCAAGAATTGCTGTTGATAAATCTTCGGCACCACCTGGCATAGGGCGTTTAATATCAGGTCTAGGAAATACAAAATTACAAAAAGCGCGAGAGAAAATTCTATATGTGGATACTGTGCTCTCAAATATACCTTCTTTTTGTTTTTTCTGTTTTCTGGCATTCCTCATTTCTAATTGACGTTCTTGAATACGCGCCTCTTCATAAACACCAAATTGAAAATCGCTCATTGGTATTTTAATAATATGGAAATTCCTACTTTTTGTGTATGCAGGCATTAATGATTCTTGCGCACTCCTGAAATATGAAGATAATCCTAATATACGCCGTTTGAATAAATCCATATTTTTTACATTATTTTTATCATCAAGGAAATACGCCTTAAATCCCTCCAGATCATCTGGGAGAGCCTTATATTGTGTTACCTTAATTCCACCAGGATTTACTGTTATGCGATTTTTCGTAAGTATTTCTGTAATATGTTTCAAAAAATCATCATCACTTAATCTCCCATTATCATTTAATGATACACCTGCATATAACTTGGACTTTTCTTTATTAATAAACCCAAATGGATTCTTAGTTATAACTAATGTTGTAGATGTCGGTTTATACTCCATATAATCTAATATATTCCCCCCTAAAATAGTTGTCTTAAACAGTTTTTTAAAATAGTCTAGATTAATTTTTCTCTGTTCATTAATAGTTAATGGAAAAGACCATGTTTCAATCTTTCCTCTTAGAATATTAAACATAACACTTATTTCATTTGGATAATTAATAATTGGTGTACCGGTTAAAAATACAACTTTTGCATTTTTAGCGTCCATTAAATATTCGTAAAGTTTCATAGATAATGAATCGGGTTTTTTTAATTTGTTTACTACTCTACTTACAAAATTATGCGCCTCATCTATTATTATTGCCGAATTATCAAAGGGATTCTTTGTGAAATTTGCAGTAAGTGTTTTTAAACTAGAATTTCTAAGACCATTATAGTTAATAAATTTGTATTTATGATTTATCATTTCATCTAATTGCTTATCTAATGATTTTTTTTCCGATGAATTTAATAACGAAAAGTTTGAACCTTTCTGAATATTAACTAACCAAGCGCCCTTATTTTTTTTAATAAACTCTACGCTAATTCCTAGCACTGCTGATAATGTTTTTTCTAATTCATCATTGCCTTCCGTTTCAATAAATTCCCAAAATTGATTTTTTCTATAAATAGTATCTCCGCATTTCTTTAACTCCTCGATATAATTTGTTCTTAATGATGCCGGAGTCATAACAATGATCTGTCTGTTAGATTTAATTCCTTCAGCAATAGCAATAGATGAACAGGTCTTGCCAGAACCCAATCCGTGATATAAAAGTAATCCACGATATGGTGTATACTGATTAATATAATCCCTAACTATCTTTTGATGCGCCATAGGACTAAATGACCCATCATCCGAGTAATCACATGATGCAGTCTTCTCAGCATCTTCTAATTCCTTTGTATAGGCGCCAAACTGTGAAGTTATAAAATCTACAAATATCTCTCTATTATTCATATAATACTCTGACGCCCTTATAATTAAAGGTTCTTCCTTTTTTCCTAAACGTCTTCCTAGTATAGTATCACCAATCTTTAATTTTGCAATAGGTGCATCGCTCACAACACCAATAGGAGACGGGATTTTTTTGATGGTTTTTTTCTTTGATGCGCCCGGTTCTTGTAATTTTATTGTTTTTTTTATCTTTTTCTTTACTTTAATTTTTATTTTCTGCTTTGGTATAACGTCACCTTCTTTCCTTTCATCGCTTTCAACCTGACTTCCCTCCTCTATTATTTTGGATAAAGGTGGTTTTTCAACGACTGGTTTTTGTCCAACAACCGGTTTTTTTTTTGAAAGTTCTGCAGGGACTGTAACAGTTGTAGTTATATCTTTCATAAAATCTTGTCTATTTATAGATTCTAGACCAGATTTGTCTAACAATGTCGTTTTAATCTTTACCGGTTTCGCTGCAGATATTGATATAGCAACTGTCTTTTGCATTTTCGGTTTTTTACTTTGTTTTAATTTATTTAAAAGTGCAGATGACATCTATAAAATAATGATATAAAAGTTTTATAAAAATGATTCATAAAATTATTATATAATAATTCATATAAAATATAAAATATTATAGTGTATGTTACAATTTATCAAATATTTCTATTACCTTTTCGCACGCAATCTGCTCTCCCTTTTTCTTAATTTTATGACTTCCTTCACCTAATAAAATAAACACACCTCCATTTTCTTCTATATGAGTATGAATGGATTGCAATGAGTTAAAATTAGATAATAATAGTGCATCATTTTTATTTCTCTGATGTACCGACTTACCTATACATAAATAAACTCCCATACGATATCCCTCGTCTTGCTCACTTTCAATTTCGATATAGTCTGGCGTAACCTTAAACTCTTTCTGTATTTTAACTTGTAATATATTTTTATAATTATCGTCTGTTTCGATAAGAGTAGTCCAATCTACATGTTTTTCAAATATACTTTCTACAAATATTTGCGCCATTTGAAATCCTGGACCACATACAAAAACATTTTTGAACCACTCATGTTCATCATTTACAGATATCTTATTATAGTCTAAAAATAGTGCCCCCAGAAACGCCTCAAATAAACAACCTAGTTTTTTTAAATTAGTTCTTGTTTTTTTCTCTTCTGCGTGTTTTGATAAAATAATCCAATTGTGGAGTTTCATTTCATACGCCAATTTTCCGATGTGTTCGTTTTTAACAAGAGCAATCTTCTTTTCAGTCATAAATCCCTCATCTGCTTTTGGAAAACGTCTATAAAGATAATACTTTGTAATAAGTTCTAGGACACCATCTCCAATGAATTCAAGACGCTCATTCGATTTTGTTTTTAATGGTATGCAATTACTAGGACATTCAGCAAGATTTATATTTGATATAATATTTTCTTGACTAGGTCGTTTCGTATAAGAACGGTGAACAAATGCACGTTTATATAATTCAATATTAAAAATAGGAGATTTAACACCATATTCTGATAAAATATTTTTAATATTGTCTTCTTTAATTTCCCTATTATTAGGATTAAATGGAGAGAATAATAGATTTTCTTCGTTTTCTTCTTGCATTATTAGTATATAATATATAAAATCTTTAAGATTGTTTTATATACTATTTCATAATCATAATATTTTGTACAGATGCGCGCGGGGTCTCAAACTACTGCGGGGGTTACGATCTGTCGAGCGGCGCCATCGCTTGCATCTCGATCCCCTCCGGCGCCTGTCCCGCCTCCACCGCCATCGCCGACCTCTCAACCTCGCCCGCCTCCTCGACCTTGGTGAGATTGTCGTTTAACGTAGTCCATTCTTCGAACGAGACTGGATTTTCCTCGTCCGGTTTCACCTTATTCAGCAACGTCTTCAACACTTTTTGTGATATGTGGTAGTTAAGTTTTTCCTTAATCTCATCACCGCAACCATCTTTAACACGAAGTGCAGTGTTGTGCACTTCCCGCCGCTCATTTGTTTTTTCCCCATCAACCGCGGCGAGCGAGATATCCCTCGATCCCACAGATGAACAAGGAGGGTTCTCAAAGTCAGATCTATTGCACCTATTGTCTGAGGTTGTTGCCCGCCTCCAACACGGTATTTTCCCGAGATCATCAACCAACAGTTTTACACTGCCTATCGGTACTACTCCCAATTTGGTAGGATTAAACCCAAACCTATTTTCATCAGGCAGCCTGTACCCATCCACCGGAGGATCATACCCCCCCACGTTCGCCGCATCGCGGCGCTTTTCCGTTACCTCATTGTAGGTGTGCTTGTCCATGTCGCTCTTAAGGTCTGTATTTACATCGTACTCACAATATGTTACTACTGTTGAACATATGAATGATGTTACAAGATTTACGATTCTAGCATTTTGAATTTCCTTTATATAATTATCTAAAGATATTAACTTTTGTTTGAAATATTCTGTAAGTTTATTCTTGATGACCCCATTCACGTCGCCCACCGTTGCATGATTTACTGCAGCGGTGATCGCGCGCGCCTCGATGGGTTTCTCACTATCCGAGAAAAGAGTGGATTGGATTTCGAGGTCGGGCGGTTCGTGGATTGCTGCTGCTGCCGTTGATGCTTCCGAGATAGCTTGCTTCGCCGCGTTGCGCTCTTTCATCTTCTGTATAAGCACCTTAATTAAAATAATTTCTCTAGTTAGAGCATCAACCAGGCGTTTATTTCTGCGAGCGATCGCTTCTGCTGTTGCTGCTGCTACTATTATTGTTGCTGATCGTGTTTTTGAAAGGTTTGTTTTTGTTTTAATCAGGTTCACCCAATCATTAAACAAAGGCAAAATATTGGATTCGGGTTCAATCTTTTTAATATCTTTAATTGACTGACTGAGTTGCTCCTTAAACCCATACTTGAATGCCAATGGTTTTGTCTTGAAATACGTGGTGGCCTTCGCCAAACTGGCCCCCCACACGTTCCCTCCCTTTTTTCTTCTAGTTCTTCCTTTTTTTTTTTTATTTTGGCAACGTTTTATACTTTTTTTTCTATCACTATTTCTTATAGTAAATTTTTTAAAACGTTTATATTTAGACCTAGTTTTACCCATTATATATTATATATATATAATTAAAATATATAATCCTCCTAAATAAATAATAGTAGAGTCTTCTATAATAAATTTCGGAAACATGTCGAAAAAAAAATTGAAATACTTTTCAAAGAGAATAAGATAAGTCCAAAAGTATTATTTCATAAGAAGTTTACTAAGAATTTACTAAGAAAGTTACAATGATGTCTACTCTTCGCAACAGTACCCGCAGTCGTTCTGCTCCAGTGCGTTTTGAAGACGAGTGTTTCAAACCTGGCGCGAACAACAAGTACACCAAAGGGCGCGTGATTGATGCCGGAAAGGAAGCGAAGGTGGAATTGGATGAGCGTCATGTTGGAGATTTTCGCGAAGTTGACACAGACTTTGTGGTGGAGGATTCTGAGGTTCAAGAAGCGGAACCAAAAAGTGAGGATTCAGAGTCTGAGGAAGAAGACGACCAAGACGAGTCTGAAGAAGAAGATGAGGAAAACGAGTGGGATAGCGAGCAAGAATCCGAAGAGGAAGAAGATGACCGTTTCCACTGGGGCGAGAAGTATCCTCTTCCAAAGGATACCTACACCTACACTCTTAAAGGGGGTATTTACAGTTACTTTTGCTACGTGAGGAATATCGACGGTGCGTTTGTGGTGACACTTCCTGATTGGTTGGAAGAGTGTCCGGAGAACATCGATTGCGACAACGAATGGCGGGGCAATATGGTGGGAACCCTGAACGGAGTGACTATTCCCGAGGATAACCAACAGAAGAATATTCTCGGCGATTTTGTCGAAGAGAAGGGATGGCACAACGTGCAACTTCCGATGTCCTTCGCATGTGATGATGAGTAGAAAAATATAAAAATAGAAAACCGAAAATAAATATGAAAATGAAAATGAAAATGAAAATGAAAAGGGATAAATAAATAAAAAGGGATAAATAAATAAATAAATAAATTCTTTTTAATTTAAGCCGGAACAAAGAAACATGTCAAAAAAAAAATTGAAAAGTAAATCGAAAACTAAATGATAGAAGTAAAAAGTAAAGGAAAGAAAAGAATAAGAATAAGAATAAGAATAATATGTGGTGCAAGATCTGCT